GCTACGCCGCGTTTTGCAAAGCGACCAATCGGCTGACCATGAATCCGGCGAAATTCTTCGGCGACGTCGACCGGCCGTTCGCGCAGGACTGGTCGCTGCCGATGGTTGCCGGGGCGAAAAAAACCAAATACGAACTCGCGATGGAGAAAATCGATGCGAGCTGATCCGCGCGCCAAAGGGCTTTGGAAAAAATTCACGCAGTGCTACGGCACGCGGTTTACCGAAACGTATGGCGATGCGCCGACCGATTTGTGGTGCGATGCGCTGGAGGATCTGACCGATGCGCAAATCGCGTACGGCTTTCGCATCGTTCAAAAACAAACTCCCGTACATCCGCCGACCTTGCCGCAGTTCGTGCAGGCGGCGAAGTCGATGCCGGTGGCGCAGCAAACCTCAAGCGGCCCGAATATCCAAACGCAATTGTGCCAGTACGCCTCGATGGGCTTGAGCGCGGATTTGTTCGCGCGACCTTGGACGTACCTGTATCGCGAATGGTGGGACGACACGCGCCCCAAGGGCTTTGAGCGCTGCGTCGAATGCACGGGCGTCGTGATCGATCTTGGGAACGACACCACGGCGACATTCACGGTCGCGCAAATGCTCGAGGACACCGAACGCCATGCGCGCGTCATGCGGTATTTCGGGCCGCAGCCGTATCCCACGGAACGCCAAATGCAGGTTTACCGAGCGTCGAAAAATCCATCGCCCAACGAAGCCGCGCGATTGGACGAACGATCACGATTGCGGTAAACAGCCGACCACGAAAACCCGACGGATCGCTTTTCCGACCCACCCCAAGGATGCCACCACGATGCTAAATCCCCGCCGCGATTATTCGCCGCTGCTCCAAAAACTGTTTGCTGCAGAAGCGCCGCAAACCACACGCCGCAAACCCCCGAAAACCCATTCGACGCAAAACGGCGCCCGCGAGATCGCCCGCCGCCTGGCGTTCATGAAAAAACACGGTCACCCGGCGTGAACGAGCCCGGCGGCATCGACTGGCCGTTTTGGGTCGTCGCCTCGATCATCACGGGCCTGATTGTGCTCGCCGCGATGATGTTTTCGTGAAAGTAACCCTAGCCACGGCCCGAAAACTGGGCGTAAAACTAAATACGGAGCCCGTGGCAAGGCGATCTCCATTACCCCGCTACCCTAATAAGGGGGAGGATTCATTCGCCCAGCAGTGCCGATTGTGTGGGCTTCCGGCGTTTGAGCGACAGTACCCCTTCGCTAAGCCTCACCGCGAATACCGAGCTGATTTCGCGTGGCCGGCCTACCAACTCATCGTCGAAATCAACGGCGGCACGTGGCGCAAGGGCGGCGGCGCGCACAGTCACCCGGTCAGCATCGTGCACGACATGGAGCGGACCCAAGTTGCCGTGTGGCTTGGATGGTACATTTTGCCATTCACCCCGGATGAGGTCAAAAACGGGCACGCGGTCGATTGGACCAAGCGCGTGCTGAAACGGCATGGATGGCGGCAGTGATGCGCGAAAGCGCGAGAAAAGCCTGGAAAAAGGCGAGCCGCTGATGCCCCGCAGCACGCAAGACGGTCTTGACGTAAACCTCACCATTTGGGCGAGGGAGCGCAAGATCATGCTTGGAATTCCCGATGCGCGAGGCGTTTCTGCAACAAATTGGATTGAACCCCGAGAACGCATCGGCAAGCTGCGGTCTACCCTGGCGCAGTCGAAGGACGAAAGGCAACTGACCCAAGATTCGGCCGCGCTCACGGATACCGGGCTGCGGTCCCAGTCGTGGCCAGACACCTACCGTGGCATCGCGCTCATCATGCACCAAGCGATCATGCTGCTGCCGCCAAAACGGCAACACGCGATCGAACTGCGCTACGTGCGCACCGACTTGGATTGGGCTGAGAAAGCGCGCGAAATGGGCGTGTCCCGAGCGCAATACGTCATCGAACTCGGGCTTGCGAAGGAATTTCTGTGGGGTCATCTCGGGCAAATTCCCGGCATGACCATGTCGCGAAAAAGCGAAGGGTTCCAGCACCCGAACGCTTCGAAATACGAACCCCATCAGGGTGCCAAAGAAACCGCCAGGCGTCGCGGTCAGAAGTCGTCAAGCGACTAACGTTTTTGTCAAGCGCGAATACTAGACCACCAAACCGCAACGTTTTGTAGGAAAAATCCCTCTTTTTTTTGCGTACCTCTTGCTAAACCCCACCAATCGGGGGTAGATTTCGCCACACTGAGCGACAGGCGTCTCAAGACCTCTCGCAAGCTCGCTGATTCTGAAGTCCCTTTCGGAGTCTGAAAGAGCACACTGATTCGATGAATCAGGAGCGGCGCAAACACTTCCATTTTCCACGGTAAATTTCCATGTCTGACGAGCCGTCTCGTTCGCCTCCGGACTGGGAGCGCATCGAGATTGATTTTCGAGCGGGCATCTTGTCCGTTCGCGAGATTGCTGCGGCGCACGGCCTAAGTCACACGGCGATCAACAAACGTGCGAAGCGGGATTCGTGGACTCGAGACCTTGCCGCCAAGATCAAAGCGAAGGCTGATGCTCTGGTTTCCAAGCAGGCGGTTGCCAGGCAGGTTTCCGAAACCGCTGCGGCAACCGAACGGATCATCGTTGAAGCAAACGCCGAGGCCATTGCTGGCGTAAGGCTCCGTCAGCGCAAGGATATTTCGCGCGCTTCCAAAGTTACCATGGCGCTTCTGGCGGAACTTGAGGCGCTGACCGACGAGCCGTTGATCGTTGAGCGGCTTGAGGAACTGATCGACCGTGCGAACGGAGACGATGCCGAGGACGTTGCCAAGGTTCTCAACACCGCGCGCCAAGCGCTGCACAAGGTGACATCGCTGCCGTCGCGGGCCGGAACGATGAAAGCCTTGGCGGACTCGTTGAAAACCCTCGTGACTCTGGAGCGCGAGGCGTGGGGACTGACTGGCGGCGATACGCCTGAGCCTGAGACAATTTCCGAACACATCACCGCCGATGAGTCCGAGGCGGCGTATGCGCGCATGAGGGGCTAAAGGATGCGATGGCGTTTGATTTCAAGCACCCAGACTACCGTGAGGTGTATGCGGCCCGCATCGACCGCCTAAAGCGGCTGCGCGCCCATCCGCGCGATGTGCCCGCGGTTCGCGCGTTTTACCGGGATCACCCGGCTAAATTTATCTCGGACTGGGGGATGACCTTCGACCCCCGAAACCCGGAGCGCAATCTACCGGCGTCCATTCCGTTTCTGTTGTTTCCAAAGCAGGACGAATGGATTGAGTGGTTCCTTGAACGATGGCGAGCTCAAGAACCAGGCATCACCGAAAAGACCCGAGACATGGGCATGTCGTGGCTTACGGTCGCGCTTGCGTGCACCATATGCCTGTTCAACAAAGGGATCGTCGTGGGGTTCGGCTCGCGAAAAGAGGAGTACGTCGACAAGATCGGCTCGCCGAAAGCGCTTTTCGAGAAAGCCAGGATGTTTATGCAGGCGCTGCCTGTGGAATTTCGTGGGTCATGGGACCGCGCGAAGCACGCGCCGCACATGCGCATCCTGTTTCCCGATACCGGCTCGGCGATTGGCGGCGAGTCGGGCGACGGCATCGGTCGCGGCGATCGCACCAGCTTTTACTTCGTCGACGAAGCCGCGTTCCTTGAAAGGCCGATGCTGGTAGAAGCGGCGCTGTCGCAGACGACTAATTGCCGACAAGACATCTCAACACCAAACGGCATGGGCAACCCGTTTGCGCAACGCCGTTTTGGCGGACGAATCAAGGTTTTTTCGTTCCATTGGCGCGATGATCCTCGAAAAGACGAGGAATGGTATCGCAACCAGGTCGATGACTTGGATCCGGTCACGGTCGCGCAAGAAATCGATATCAACTATGCGGCATCTGTTGAGGGTGTTGTCATCCCATCGACTTGGGTGCAAGCGGCGATCGGCGCGCACGCGAAACTCGGCATACAGCCGAGTGGTGCAAAAACAGCGGGCCTTGATGTGGCCGATGAAGGGTCGGACAAAAACGCATTTGCCGGACGGCACGGGTTTTTGCTGGCGCATTTGAAGTCTTGGTCGGGCAAAGGTAGTGATATTTACCAGACGGTGGTCAAGGCCTTTGCGCTTTGCGATGAGTTTGAGTACGACGGATTTCACTACGATGCGGATGGCTTAGGGGCTGGCGTTCGAGGCGATGCGTTGGAAATCAATTCGCAGCGCAAAGCCGCAGGTCGACCGGCAATCGCCGATGAACCATTTCGCGGCTCTGCCGGGGTTTACGACCCCGAAGGCGAGATGGTCAAGAAGCGAAAAAACAAAGACTATTTCGCAAACTTGAAAGCGCAGAGCTGGTGGTCATTGCGTATGCGGTTCCAAGCGACGCATCGCGCGGTGGTCGAGAAAATGCCTTTCAATGCTGACGACATCATCAGCATTGATCCCGCGTTGCCTGAGTTGATTACGCTCACGATGGAATTATCTCAACCAACTTATTCCATCAACACCGTGGGCAAGATTTTGATTGACAAGCAGCCCGACGGCACGAAGTCTCCGAACTTGGCGGATGCGGTCATGATTGCGTTTCAGCCGGGAAAACGGCGTAGGAGTTTCTTCGGATGAACAATCAATCCGCCTTGGAACTGCACCCCGCGCACAATACGGCGCTTCGCATCGTCCACGGCATCGTGCCTTTGGGCACGGAGATTCCCGGCCTCACCGTCGCGACCACCGACCTGCTTCGTCACCAAATGGTGATTGCGTTTCTGATGGGCGTCACGTGGTCCGCGGATCGGACAAAGAACTGATGATCCGCCGATTGGTTGATTGGTTGCGAGGCATGAAGCCAAAGCGCTCAGCGCCTGAACAGCTCAAGAGTCGCGCCGACAAGTACAAGGGCGGGATGCCCAAGATCATGCAGCGGCAGATCGAAGAGCAAAAGGCCAAGATGGCCGCGTTCTTGCGATCGGTCGAGGAATCGGTCAAGCGCATTCAGGTGGATGACAGCGGCACTATTGCGCGCGGCGGCGCGATGGACGCCATGGATTCCAGCGACGGCGGTCTGCCGCAGTTCAAACTTGCGGCGATCCAAGCCGGCGAGCAACTGCAGTTGATGCCGTGGTTCATGCAACGCGGTTTCATCGGCTATCAGAATGCCGCATTCATCGCGCAGCATTGGCTGGTGTACAAGGCCTGCGCAGTGCCGATCAACGATGCAGTGCGGAACGGCTACGACATCACGACCGATACGGGCGAAGATCTGCCGGCCGAGGCGCTCAACATCTTCAAGCGCGCCGATAAGCGCATCAAGATCAAGAAGCAGCTTCGAGACTTCGGCATCAAGGGTCGTATCTTCGGCGTGCGCATCGCGCTCTTTCTGGTCGACAGCGATGATCCGAACTACTACGAAAAGCCGTTCAATATCGATGGGGTGAAGCCGGGCAAGTACCGTGGCATCAGCCAGGTTGATCCGTATTGGACGGCGCCAATATTGGATATGGCTTCCTCGGGAGTGCCTTCCAGCCCGCAGTTCTATGAGCCTACCTGGTGGTTGATCGGCGCGCTGCGCGTGCATCACACGCACCTTGTGATCTTTCGTTACGCCGATCCGCCCGACGTTCTCAAGCCCATGTATTTGTTCGGCGGTATCCCGCTGCCTCAGATGATAATGGAGCGCGTCTACTGCGCGGAGCGCACAGCGAACGAAGCTCCCGCGCTGGCGCTGTCCAAGCGCACGACGGTGTGGCTGACTGACATGGCCTCGGTCATGGCGGACAGCCAGAAAGCGCAAGAGTTGATGGAGTCGTGGATTGCGTATCGCGATAACTTTGGCATCAAGTTGGGCGACAAAGATGGCGATGCGTTTCAGCAGTTCGACACGCCGCTAGCGGACTTCGATCAACTCATCATGTCGCAGTATGGACTGGTGGCGGCGACGGCGGGAATGCCGATCACCAAGCTCTTGGGCACCACGCCAGGCGGGTTTGCCGCAACCGGCGAGTACGATGAAGCGAGCTACCACGAAGCGCTTGAAACGATTCAGGACGAGGATTTAGATCCCTTCGTGGAACGTCACCACATGCTCGTCATGCGCTCGGAAGTGGTGCCGAAGTTCCCCGAATTGAAAGACGCTCACGTGGTCGTCAAGTGGCATGAGTTGGACGCCCTCACGCACGTCGAACAAGCCACCGTGAACTTGACCAAAGCGCAGACCGACAATGCGCTGATCGCGGCCGGGTCGCTCACCCCCGAAGACTCTCGAGCGCGCGTGTCGACCGACAAAGAATCCGGTTATCACGGCATCGGCATCGACTTGGACACCGAGGAGTTGCCCGAGGAGGACGATCCGGAAGCGTCGGCCGAAGCCTCTCGCGGCGGAAATCGGGAGGCGGCGGCTGCGGTGAGGGAGCGGGAGGATGCGGGCAAGCAAAAGAAAACCGCGCAAGGTAAGAAGGTGACGGAGCCCGCGTGATCCGCCGCCCTCTCCGTAAACCCAAAGCCGGCGAGCGCGTTTTACCGCCTACCACCCCGCCGATCCGGTTAGGCCAACAAATGGGCGCAGCAATCGCCGCCGAATTGAAAGCGATGGCGATTGAAGCCCGCGCTCTCGTCCGTGAGCTCGCCAAAGAGCCTGACGCGCAGCAAGCGATGGATTCGGTCTCGGACGATGCCGAGCGGCGCATCAACGCGCTGATGCAGAAATGGCACGGGAAGTTTGAAACCCTCGCCGACATCTGGTCTCGGCGCATGGTCGGCGGAATCATCGCGCAGTCTTCCGCGCAGTTGAATCTGTCGCTCAAGGACATGGCCGAGCATTACGAAATTCAATCGACGCTGCAGTCGCCCAGGCTGCGTGCCGTGGTTGAGGCGGCGACCCAAGCGAGCGTGGGGTTGATTACCCGAATCCCTGAGAAGTTCTTAGGAAGCGTTCAGACCCGCGTCATGACGGCGATTACCACGGGTTCAGGACTTGAGGAATTGGTGCCGTACCTCACCAAAAAGTACAAAGGCGATTTGCGTCATGCGCATCTAACGGCGTTGGATCAGATTCGCAAAGTATCGGAGAGCGTCAATGCGACTCGTCTGCAATCCTTGGGCGTTCAGGAGTACGTTTGGATGCACACCGGCGGCGAGCGGTATCCGCGGAAACTTCACCAATCCTATTCGGGTCTAGTCTTTCGATATGATAATCCGCCGATCATTGACGAGAGAACGGGCGAACGCGGACACCCAGGTGCCGCGATTAACTGTCGATGTCGCCAAAGGCCGATAGTCAATTTCACCAAACTGAATCAGCCGCTCGTTCAAGACGTCTACATCGACAAAAGGCCATCCGCATGAGTAACATCACGCAGTTGAAAGTCCAGCCCAAGTCGGACGAGATCACGTACTCGGTCAAGCAAATCGCCATCGACCGAATTCGTGCATTCGACTTCCAGCCGCGCAAGTGGTTTGATCCCGAGGAGTTGAGCGCCCGCGCGATGAGCATGAAAACCGTGGGCCAGCAGGTGCCCGTGACGGTTGAGGCGCTGAGCGGCGATCCCGATCACGACTACGAACTGATCGACGGCGAATCTCGCTACCGCTCAGCCAAGGAAGCGGGAATCAAGACGCTGTGGGCGGCTGTGCGCTCCGTGCCGTTCGGTTCCAAAGTCGAAAAGCACATGGCCTCGCTGGTGGCGAACTTCAACCGCTCCGAGCATGCGCCGATGGAGATCAGCGACGCGTTGCTGGTGCAGACGACGCAAGGCGGCATGACGCAGGATCAGGTTGCGAAAGCGCTGGGCCGCAGTCATCCGTGGGTATCGTCGTACCTAAAACTGCAAGACCTGCACCCCGAACTGCAAGCGCTGATGCACCCTTCGGTTCCCAAGCAGCGGCGGTTGTCGATCGCTACCGCGATTGAAATCGCGCGCTTGGCTATTGACAAGCAAGAAAAACTCTTTAAATCGCTGCGCGACCAAGACGGCACCGTGGTGTTGACCCGAAGGAAAGTGCGCAATGCCATCAGAAAACGCACTGACGATCCGCAACAATGGGCAGCAGAAGTGGTGCACTGGACACCCGAGCGCGAAGCGCGGCGCCAAGCGCTGCACACGCCGAACTCTGCGCATGTCGCCAAACTGGCAGCGGGCATCGCTGAATTTCGCGCGCTGCTGAATCGCTGAGAGAATTCAATGGCTGATGCTCCCTTCGCTGCCGGCGTGATGATCGCCGACCCCGGCGGCCGGCTGCTGTTCCTGAAGCGCAAAGACGGCAAAGGCTGGGCGTGGCCGGGCGGCAAGATCGAACCCGATGAAACGCCCGAGCAAGCCGCCGCTCGAGAGACGCTGGAGGAGACTGGATTCTCCACCGGGAACCTTACGAAGATCGATGAAGGCATGGGTTTCGTGACGTTTCGAAGCGAAGCGGATTCGGAGTTTGATCCGAGTCAGCACAAATACTTTTTCAAAGAGCATGACCAGCATGTGTGGTCCACGATGGACGATCCGCCTGATCCACTTCACCCTGGCGTCGCAGCCACGCTCACGAAAATGACGGCCATGGATTTCGACGTGAAAGAGGGTTTCAAGCAAAACTCCGTCAAGTCAAAAGATCTCTCCGAGCGCACCGATACCCCAACGATCAAAAACGGGCTTGATCCCGAATTACGTGACGCGGCTGCGCTGGACCGTCGCGAGTATGATTCGAATAATTGGTACGAGGTATTGGACAATCCGCTGTCCAAGGTAGGCGTCTATCAATACTCCGAAGCTTCTATTCGTCGCGGTGGTGATCGCAATAAGATGGTGGGCGTGTATCGCCCGGCTGAAGAACTTGGCTCGCCGGAATGCGTCAATTCATTTCGACTGATGCCATGGACTGACGATCATCCGTCGGACCTCTTGGGCGACCCCGCGCAAGGCTACGTCGCCACCGATGAAAAAGGCGTGCACGGCGTCATCGGCGAGAAGACCTACTTTCAAGACGACACGCTGTACGGGAACTTGAAGGTATTTTCCCAAGCCCACGCGCAAAAGATCGCGGCGGGCAAACGAGAACTCTCGTGCGGCTATCACTGCGACTTCGTGCCCGAGGAAGGCGTCTATAAAGGCACGCCCTATCAGTACGTGCAAAAGAACATGCGCGGCAATCACGTGGCCTCCGTCAAAGCAGGCCGCATGGGCTCTGACGTGAGGGTGCTCGATGCCGCTGAGCCCGTTTTGTCGTTTGCCTTCGACATGAAAGAAATCGCCATCGATGCCTCGCCATGTCCCATCTGCGGCCGTGCGCATGAGGGCGATGACTGCATGGACGCCGACACCGCCAAGTTCGTGGCCGATTCGTTTGAATCGCTGGTCGGCGAACTGGAACGCAAGGGCTACAGCAAAGAATACGCCACGAAGGTGGCCGGAAAAGTTGCCGCCGAAAAGGGCATGACTGGTCACGATTCG